CGCATGATACACTGTGAGACGAGGTGGTAGAACCAGGGAGGGACGATGGTTGGGCTGTATTGCTAGCAACGCAGCCCGGTAAACCGTTGCCGGCGATCTGGAATATCATCGATAATCTTCGTTCGGAATATTTTGTGTTTACTACGCATTAAGCATGAATCTACAACAAATTGCAAGCTCCTCAGTTCTTTCGCCTTTGTCTCAGGTCGTCCACAGCAGATCGGCTGCCACTGTGGCCGACAATAAGAAGTTCCGCCATTATGGCGCAAACTTGGTCGCGCGCTCCCAGGTTAAGGGCGTAAACCAATCCAACACTGTAAATTTACAGTATCGAGTTGGGCTGGGCGCTACTGACCGGGCCGGTGCACTTAGGGTACCACCAGCCGAAAAAGCAGTCAGTCAGCAATTCCGCCCGAACGAGGTAACCGCGAGCAGCGTTACGGCTCTAGCGCGGAAATACTCTAACTTCACTGGGCAGTTCGAGCGTGCAGACCTGTCTGGCATTATCGCGAGGCTGGCTCAGTGTGTCGGGGTGTACGCGCTGACAAAGAAGCTCTCATTCAGCGAATTGAAAGGCAGCGCGCCGACCGTGTTGCGCACCCTCGCTGTAATGGATGATCCGGTTGCGGCGACCCCGCGCACAGTATTCATACCGCGTGTAACGTCTGACTCGCTCGGTCCGGACGTATTCAGCGCACTTGTTGGTGCGGCGAACGCATGTGGTGCAAGCGTGGTAACTGACGTTTGCAGTGTCGATGCTAACAATAACGCACCGTTATTGCGAGCTCCAGCTGATGGAATGTTGGCAGCGGCGTGCTGGCAGGGTATAAGGCTGCTATTGGCCATGTACGACGAGAGTGATGCCGGCGCGATCGCGTCCTACGCGTTCTACGCTGGCGTGCACCGTGCCATGACGGTTGTCGGGCACAGCGACGAGGGCGCATACGTAAGAGACGTGTGGCGTGCAAAAAGTTTTGCCGTACCATACGGGGGGATTTACTGTGCAAACGTAGCAACATTCGTTGGCATGCCGATGCCGGACGTTACGGATTTCAACACTTTCGCCTCTTTGATGGACGGGGCTGCATTGCTCTCAGCGGGACTTGTCGCGATGTCTGATCCGCTGATCCAATATAGGGGGCAAGTGTACCCGACGATTGTGGCGGCGCGCAACATCCAGCCAACTGGGGGTAGAGGTGCGCCATCTGAGTCGAGCTACTCGCCCGACTTAACTACACAGGTAGCGGCGGGGTGCTCTGTATTCTGTGGCGCCTACATCGCGAATCTTGCGCGGTCCCTAATGGTAGGCGAAGGCGGGGCGGACATGGCGTGTGCGCACATGGAAGCATGTTTCTCTGACCTTGCTGGATCGAAAAACAGGCACCTCGAAGTTGCGGTGGCAGCCCCGTTCTATTGGGTTGAACCGACAAGCTTGATCCATGATGCCTCTGTGTACAGAAGCAAGGCACAGGATTGTGGCTACGGGGTGTATGCGGGAACAGAGCGGCCCGGGGCTGTGCCTTACTTCGAGAAGCTGCTCGTAAAACGTGAGCATAGCTGCGTTGAGCACTGGTTCACAACTTGGCGCACGGCTCGAACGTGCGGGGCGGTGCTGTTGCACCGTTACAACGCTCTTGACGGCCTGGGCGCGTTAATACCACGCCAAGCCGCATATGACGGCTTTGCGTTGAGAGGAGGACCGTCAGAAGACATAAGGGACTCGTTCCGCAGGAGTGCGCCGTTGAGCGATTACTTGTGGGAGAGAGGAGATGCTGGCGTGCCTGCCCCCGCAGAGCTAGTCTACACGGGGGAGGCAATAGCATTCAGTGCGGTCAAGCAGGTGATGGACCCTGATACGTATAACGTCGTGGAGGCTAACCTCAAAGGCGGGAACGATCACGGGGACATGGTGCATGTGATGGTGGGCACACCTCAGTATATGCGCTTGAGCGATGTGGGTACGCGGACACCCAAGGTGATCCGAGGGCGAACACTTGCAGCTGCATCGCTGGCGGCGACAAAGATAGGAGCCTTGAGGCAGGTGGACCTAGCTACAGGTGGCGAGGACCTAGCAATTATCGGCGAGTCTCCGGTGGCATGGTTAGTGGCGACCGACGCGCCTGTAGTGAGTGGCGTAGAGGTCGGGTCTGTTGAGGTCGCGCCACCCAGGGCAACGAGTCGTGGGCAACCGGCCGCACGAGTCACCCAAATGGCAGCTGACCACTAC